AGCCAACTACTTTCTCTCAAATAGAAGAACATGAGACTAGACATCTAGACACACTAGTAAAATGATCTACACATTTGACACCGATATAATGTCAAAATATGGGTTGGGACAAGATGAGTATTTTATGTTAATAACATTAAATGCTTTATCTAAATTTGGTAAAGCCAACGAAGCGGTAGTAGAATCCTTGTTGGCCAAGAACCTCATTGAAGGGCATAGCGGTGTGTACAGAATAACAAAAAATGGCTGTGATATCTTGGAACAGGTTCACGCAGAATCTAAACTAAAGAATGTCAAAAAAGACCCACTTATTGATTTAGCTATGCAATTACGGGAACTATTTCCTAAAGGTAATAAAGACGGTACTAACACTCCTTGGAGAGAAAGTGCTCCTTTACTGGCTAAACGATTAGTAAAATTCTTTAGTAGATTTGGAGATGGTTATAATAACCCAGACAAGATCCTTGCAGCTACCAAAGAATATGTAGATTCATTTAATGGTAACTATGCTTATATGCGAACCCTAAAATATTTCATTATGAAAGACGAGATCAAATGCGGCGAAGATGGTAAATGCTATGTAGAACTATCATCAGATCTCGCCACTCGTATGGATAATTTAGGAGAAATAAGCGTAGCAAACTACGACAATGGAGAATTACTGGTATGAACATTGTAGATAGTACTCTACAATGGATAAAAGAGCGTAAACGTAGGATTGAAAATAACGAAGTAAATGGTATACCATTTGCTATACCTGAATTTCGTACAGAAATCCCTGTATTAGAAAAAGGATTCTATATAGGAGTTACTGGTCAGACAAAATCTGGTAAATCAAAATTCTTACAATACTGCTTAGTAAATTTTCCAGTATTATACGCTTACAACAATCCAGATAAAATCCGTCTAAAAATACTTTATTTTGCTCTAGAAGACACACCAGAAGAGATTACTCTTCAATTCATGTCTTATCTGCTATATATGATGTCTGGGAGAACTTTACGAGTGTCTCCTACAGAATTGAAATCTTCCGATAAAGACAATGTTTTAACTGATAAAGTTCTTGCATTGCTGGAAAGTGCAGAATATCAAAAAATATTGCAATTCTATGCGAATACTGTAGAATTTTGTTCAGAAACAAACAATGTCGGCATCAATATAAGAATTGAAAATTATGCAAAGGAGCATGGCACAATAGAGTACGAGTATACAGAGATGGTAGATCCTCTAACTGGTGAACTAAAACAGGAGAAACATATAGCTAAGTATGTACCTAACGATCCTGATGAATACGTTATGCCTATAGTAGATCACGTCTCTCTCATAACTCCTACCATAAACGATCATAATGACTTAAAATTAGCTATTATGAATCTATCTAAGAATATGGTAAAGATAAAGAATAAATATCATTATATTCCTGTAATAGTACAACAACAGGCCTCGAGCGAGACCGGTGGTATAGAAGCTCGTAAATCGGGCAATATACGTCCTACAAAAGCAGGATTATCAGATTGTAAATCTACAGGAAACGACGTTACTCTTATGTTTGGAGTATGTAATCCCAACGCTTTTGAATACCCTTCCTATCTTGGTTACGATGTTACTAAATTAGGAAATAATTTTAGAGTACTTGAGGTTATATTGAACAGACATGGAAGAAGCAATGGTATACTACCTATATTCTTTGATGGTGCATGTAACTATTTTAAGGCAATGCCAGCACCTAAAGACATCGATGGTTTGCAAATAATATATGACCACATCAAAAAAATAAGCAGAGTTAGAGTAGAACAAGTGTATACTTTTACTACCTTTTTTGTCAAGAAGGTAAGTCCGATCTTTAATATTAAACATTTTGCCAATAGTTTTACCAAAAGAAAAGTCTGCCCCTAAAACATTTAATCCAAGACTTTTAATATTGTTTGGAAGACCTAAAGCTGGAAAATCTACACTTATGGCAGGTCTCGAGAATAATCTCGTAATAGACCTAGAAGGCGGATATGAGGCTTTAGAGGCTCTTGTTGTACAAGCTCGCAGTGTACGAGACCTCGGAGAGATTTCTGCTGCTATAAAGGCTCAAATACACACTGACGAACAAGGTAAAGTTGTATACCCATACAGGTTTATAACTATAGATAATGCAACACGTCTAGAAGAGATGTGTATGCCTTTGGCTATAAGTATGTATCAAGCTACTCCTATGGGAAAAGGGTTTAAAGGCAATGACCTTAGAATTCTACCTCAGGGCGCGGGTTATATTAAATAGCTCATTCTTGGTTAATTGACGGGGAACTCCTTAGAGCCTTATCTACTAAACTATGATAGTAATATACATAGTGGTGAGAATAATTACCTCAGTATAGTAAAAAAGATAAGGATTGGACAATCCGCAGCTGAGCATCCTTATAGGATGAGAGTTCAACGACTATCCCATTCGGGAGTACATTTATATAACTACTGTAGTAGACATAACTATGTTAATTATATATTTGGAAATACCAAGATAATTTCGTAATGGATTTAAAAAAGAATTTCTGCGATATCATTTAGATAAAGTGATAGATAATTATATTTACACATACGAAATTAAAGATATAGTCTGAACTGCATAGAAATATGTAGATAACAAATTGTATATGTATATGAGAGAAGCTGTAAAACAGGTCATTAACGCCTTCAGAGGACTGTCAGAGACACTAATCCTTATAGCTCACGTAAAAGACCGCCAAATCACAAAAAATGGAGAAGAGATGTCTGAAATGTCTGTGGATTTATCAGGTAAATTAGGAGATATTCTTTGCGGCGAAGCAGATGCTATAGGTCTTGTGTACAGAAAAGGCAATGAGACTCGTATCTCCTTTGAAGGTGGGGGCGATACTATACGAGAGGCAAGACCTCTTCATCTCAGGGGGAAGAATATATGTGTTGCTAAGTCAGACGAGAACAACAAGATTACGGTAGATTTGTCAGCATTGTTCTTATAATCATGGAACAAACAGAACTTTTACAACATTTAATACAAAGAGATATAGACTTAAGACCGTTTTTTAGAGAACTCTATAAGGAAAATTTTCCAGACAGAGTAATGATAGACGAAGAAGCTTATCACTATGCTCTTTGTAAATATAAAATAGGAGTAATAAGAAACAATCAAGGTATAATTTTAAATTATTACATTTATGAGCAACTTAAAGAACATGATTCGGGAGAATCAAAAAAGGAACCACTTGAACACAGCCAAAGTGAAAGTGAACTCTCAGTTGGTAGCACAGGAACCCACCAAGAAGAAGGGTAAGAAAAAGCAAACGGGAGTAAGCCTGATTACATGGGCTACTGGAGAAGCTTCTGTTGAGGCTCACACTTTCAAATTGTATCAAGGGGTTACCCCAGTAGAACTTCTCGCGTTCAATCCTAGCAAGGATGAACTTGAGAAAATCTACGGCAAATCCTATGAACAGGAACCTGTTTACTTTGGAAAACGTCCTTTTGGAGAAACGGAAGTTGAATATGCCGACTGCGTATTCATCTTGAAAACCTCAAAGGAAACCTGTGGTCTCGAAAAAATTCTGAGACTACGTCTTACCATTTTCAATAGAGGTTATTCTAACAAAGAACAGACCAAATTGCAGGTTGTTGACAAATACAATCGTACCTGCTGGCTTTCAAGAGAGGAATACAAAAACAGAGCCATCCCCATCTACAAGAATGGGCCTGCAAAGATTGACGCGGCTTCCTACATGCCACTGTACAGAGGATGTCTGGAATTAAACAACTTCCTCAGAGCTTATTTGGGAGTTGCAGACATTACTGTCTATGATCCTACTACTGGCGGCCAGATGTTGAACCCTACACCTGAAAAAGCAGAAGGCATCATCACCCATCCAGAGGCTTTCTTCAAGGGAGACTTTTCTGAAATTACCAATATTCTCAATATGGTAAAAACCCGCAGTGCAGAAACTGGAGTTACCCAGAAAGTTAAAGTCATGATTGGTGTAAACACCAACCAAGACAATAGACAGTTCATGGAGGTATTTCCTCTTGCTTTTGCCCGTTACAGAGAGCGTCCTAGCAGAGCTACCAACACTTACAGAGTGTTTTCTTGGGCTCTTAACAATCTCGAAGGAAACTCCAGAGTACAAAACACCGAGTGGTACGCTGGTATCCTGAGAGAATACAAGGATAATCCTACCGATCTCTCTACCCCAGCTGTACCCAACAGTCCTGAGAGTATGTTCAAGCCTTTCCCTGCTCAGACAATGCCTGCAGAGCCTGATCCATTTGCTGATACACTCGGAGCACCCTCTTCGGACTTCCCCTTCAATAACTGATGTTTGCACAAGGTGAATCCTCAATAACAGTACAAGACGTGGTATCTTTAATCCCAGAATACATGATTGCAGCTCATTATCTAGGAATAACAAAGATACCATGTCTTGTAAATTCTCCTTTTAGAAATGACAAGCATCCATCTATAGGATTTTACATGAAAAATGGTAATGTTCTATGGACAGATTTTGCAGACAAATCTGGAGGAGATATATTTCTATTTCTAGAAAAACTATGGAATATACCAAAAGAAGTAGTACTTTCTAGAATAAAAAAAGACTTTTCACAATTTTCTCCTAAATATACTGTCACATTAAGACGGTCTATTCCTGTAAGATTTTCTTCAACTAATAAAGAAGTCTCTTGCAAAATAAGGGATTGGAGAGATTATGATTTAGAGTATTGGAATTCTTATGGAATATCTAAACAATGGTTAGAATTTGCAGAAGTATACCCAGTACAAAAAATCTTTATTTCAGAAGACAATGTTACAAGACAATATCCAGCAGATAAATATGCTTATGCCTACGTAGAACGTAAAGAAGGAAAAGTATCCATGAAAATTTATCAGCCATTCAATACTAATGGTTATAAATGGATTAACAAACATGATAAGTCTGTGATAAGTTTATGGACTAAAATACCAGAAAAAGGTGATTATATATGCATGTGTTCATCCACAAAGGATGCTTTATGTTTATGGGCAAATACAAATATACCGAGTATAGCAGTACAAGGTGAGGGGTATCCAATAAGTAACACCGCTTTAACTCAGCTGAATTCTCGGTTTAAAAATTGTCTTGTGATATTCGACAACGATTCTCCTGGATTAAGAGATGCTGAAAAATTCTCTAAAAATACAGGATTCATAAATGTCGTACTACCTAAATTCGAAGGTGGTAAAGACATATCTGATTTATACAAAGTACTTAATAACAAGAGTGCTTTTGTATCCCATATTATAAATCTAATAAAAAATGAACTTCGGAAAAATCTTTAAAGCTTTCTACAACGCATTTAATCCTACTACTTCTAATATTTCTATAGAAGTTTTCTTCGACAATCGCAATCGTGTTAGCGATCTTACACGTAAACAGATGCTTAACATCTGTAAAACTCTAAGAAAAAATGAAGTGCCCGTGAGAAACGATTACATGCGACTTCCTAATGCTATACTGATTCAAGTAACATATAATGCTATGAAATATTTCGAACACAATAAAGACTAACAAAGTATGAAATTCGGTAGATTATTTACTGCTTTTATGGAAGCATATGGTAAAATAACATTTACCAATAATAGAGTATCTGCTTTATCTAGAAATGAACTCGTTACAATGGCTTCCAAACTAAGAACTTTGCAAGATTCCACAATACCGAGTAACTTTATTACGTTACCCACAACGGAACTTGCACGGCTTGTGTACTCAAATCTAAAGATACTAGAAAAGAGTGAAAAAGGAGCTATACTTCTCGACAATAATGAAGACATTTCAACAGAAGATTTTGTAATGTCTCTTAATCGAGAAGATCTTCTTGAACTGGCAAGAGAAGGATTTGAGAAAAACAACTATCATATCCATTCTAGGTACGATATTGTACCAATAGAGCAACTCCGTTGTATGGTGTACCTTTATTTGGAACAACCAGATCGCCAAATGGAATCTAACATTGTAGAAATAGATCTTACAGCAGGAGAGCCTCCAACAGAAGAAACAAGTAATTAACATTATGTACCTCTATAAATAGGGGTACATAATATTTAAAAAGATTTTAATGTCTTATGCATTTAATTATAAGATCTAGGAATACTTCCTGCTATCCGTTACGAGAAATAGATACAGGAGCAAAACGTGTAATCTATAGAATGGGTAGTACTACCCCAACTAGGATGATTACACATAGACCTGTGCATTTAGAAATAAATAGTACAAAGGCTTGTAGAGTAAGCGGCGATAAAAGACTTATGAAAGAAGCTTTTGTACAGTATTCTTCAGAACACAATGTGAATATACCTACTGCAGAGTATATCAATAGTGATTCTTCGGAGGATATTGTATCATTTTTCAATGAATATTGTACTTCCCATGGTGCTATCATAAAAAGACATAATTCCAGTAAGGGGAATGGTATCTACATGATTAATTCTGTAGAGGAATTACATACTTGGCTAAACCAACATCGAGACCTCATCAATTATGTTGTTGAAAAGTACTACAATTATTCTAAAGAGTACAGGCTGCACGTTTCTAATGATGGCTGCTTTTATACATGCAGAAAAATGCTGAAAGAGGATGCTGAAGATAGATGGCATCGGCATGAATCTAATTCTGTATGGATTTTAGAAGACAACCAGATGTTTGCAAAACCATCCAATTGGGATGAGATAGTTACAGCTTGCATAAACGCAAAAAATGCTGTGGGATTAGATATTGCTGCTGTCGATATTAAAACTACAACATGGATGCGTGACCCTTGTAAGTTTATAATACTAGAAACAAACTCTGCCCCTTCCTTAGGGGATATAGGAATTCAAAAATATATTAATTTTTTAACTGATTACATAAATGAATAGATCATTAGCTGGCTATTGTAGTCACACTGAATTTAGTGTAACGTCTCATAGTAGTCAATATGGGAATTTAGCAATGCGTAGTCAGGCATGTTTTGGAGCTTTTGTAAGACATTATCCCAGAAATTATCCTTTAGATGTCGAACTTAAAATAAAAGTGTACAATTTAAACGGTCCTAGAGTTATTGTTGGTGAAGGAAACAATAATCTTATTGTTGGACAGGATGGCATAGAAAGACAACTCAAGCGGATGCGTGAATTATACTATTTCACGTACAAAATAGAAGCTGAGGACGACAATGCTTATGTGGTTTCTATTAAGGGCAATATGTATGCCATGCAATGGAAATTGATCCTAACAATATTTAGGCAGATCTACGAATATCCGTATAATGTTGTACATTTCATTTTGGACAAATGGCTACAGGAAGACAAACTTACAGACATTTCTTACATTAGTGCATTTAACCTGCTTGCACAAACAATGTTTAATATACTACCTTGTGGTATAGAAGACGGATTGACTTTTAACAACACTTTCAGCTTGCCTGTATCAAACGAGGTTCTAAAAGAACGTATAGCAAAAAGCATATCAAGAGAAGAGCTTAATGTACTAAATCTGCTCTTTGAATTTGCCCAAAATGAAGATCGGATAATTCTTCCAGATTATAATTACACTACGTATCGTCCTGTTACTCTTATGTGCCTTTATCCCAAGAACAGAGAGCTTGAATACGTAGCAAATTTAGAACGACATTTTAACGATCTCGGCATTAAATGGCCTGGTCACGTACCTAAGCCGCTTAAAGCATTACACGATACAGGTTTTAATAAAATTAATGAGTATGGCCGTTCAGAAAAAGGAGGCATCTACAAGTACCCAACATTGAACAATCTGAACCGTGGCCAAAGAACTTCAGTGGATTATTGGAGCAGACAAGATGTACAGGATATATTGTATGAAGCAGTAATGCACAATAAAGATGTCTTACAAAATTACATGAAAAACAATGAATAATATAAAAGTATATGTAGTCGGACCAAGTATAGGATATGCAAGGTGGATGCCCTGCATATCCTTAGTTTCCGATATTAAAGAGGCTAATATTGTATGGTTCACTGGAGGTGCAGATATTAACCCTAAATTATACAATGAACCACAGCATGACTCTACTTTCTTCTTTGATACTAGAGACAACTTTGAAGTAACATGCTACAAGCAAATGAGCAGAAATCAACTGGCTATCGGTACTTGTAGAGGAGCACAGTTGTTTTGTGCCTTGAATGGAGGTAAACTTGTTCAAGATGTATCACACCATTGTCAAACTCATGCAATAAAGAAAGTTGCAGACGTTGATGGGGTTGAACTGCCTGATAAATGTACCGTAACTTCACTTCACCATCAGATGATGTACCCTTACGATCTACAAGAAAGTGATTATAAGGTTTTGTACGTATCTGAACCTAGAAGAAGTCAATATTATCGAGGCACAGGATTTGACGAGCAAAAAATCAAAGAAAAAGGAGAGCCAGAGCTTGTTCTATTTGATAATGGTAAACTGCCTGTAAGCCTTGGAATACAAGGTCACCCAGAGATGATGTACAACAAAGAAGTCTTTGTACAAGCTCTTATTAAATTAACCAATACACTTCTTAAGAAAGTAAACCCAGAAAAATTTAATTAAAATGCAGCAAGTAATTTCCTCCTACACTTTAGGAGCTGACCCAGAATTCTTCGTGTTTAACATTGGAGAAAATCGTATTATATCTTCCGATGGTATAATACCTGGAGAAAAAGGTATGCCTTATACCAAAGGCCTCACAAAAGGTTTTGGTATAGAAGTAGACAATATCTTGGGAGAATACAATATCCCGCCGTGTAACAACAAGGATGAGTGGGTAAACAACCACATTTTTATGTTGAGTTGGATACGTGACTTCTTGGCTAAAATCAATCCATGTTTATCAATCAAACACGCCTCTTCTGCCCATATCGATGAAGATCAATTACAATCTGATGTAGCAAGAGAATTCGGCTGTAGTGCCGATTACAACGTTTACACAGAAGATATTAATCCTAAACCTAATGGAGCAAATACAAACTTACGGTCAACGGGCTGTCATATCCATTTAGGATATGAAAACTGTAACATTGCCACTTCTTTCAAGATTATTAAATACCTTGATATGTATCTAGGTATTCCAAGTATTCTATACGACCAAGACACTGAGAGAAGAACTTTGTACGGTAAGGCAGGCTGCTTTAGGCTGACAAGCTACGGCCTTGAATACCGTACATTATCAGGTATATGGATTAGTTCTACAGAAAAGATAGCATGGATGTACGATCAGGTAGAAAAAGCTATAAAAGCTTACAATGCGGAACTTCCGTTAATTTCTCCCGAAGAAGTGCAAAGAACCATCAATACTTCTGATGTAAAAAACGCAAGAAAACTTTGTAAAGAATTTAATTTGATT